AAAAAAGAGCCACCCCGCTTTAGGACGGGATGACTCTCCTCATGTGCCAGTTAAGGCAAATCTATTGTCCTCGTTTCAGGAGACTGCGAACCTGGGCGACCACATCGGCGTCGCCCTTCTGATACCGCTCATAGAGGGGATTGCTGGGATTGGTCTGGATGTCCTTGGCAGACATGCCGGAACTGTTGGAGGTCTCTCCTGCCTTCCATTCGTCTTCAGAGAGCTTCTCGGAGAGGCGAAGGAATCCCTTCAGGGTTTCGGGGTCGCGGAATCCTGGGGCGGTCTCAGCGTCAACCCCTGCCATTTTTGCAGCCTGGGCTACTCTGTGGAGGTTCTTGTCGTAGTCCTCGCCCCAATCTTTCTTCAAAGTGGCGGTGCCTTCGTCAAGCTGACGTTGCATCTCGCCGGTCACCGCAGTCATCCGGCCCGACTCCTGTTGTCCTCGCAGGGCGATATACTCCTCCACCGCCTTCGATGGGATATTGTATTTGTGCGCCAATTCATAAATGGGAGCAGACAAATCCTCGTTCCACTCGACGCCTTCAGGCAACTCAGGGCGAATCTTCGCGTATTCCTCCACGCTCTCCAACGCACCGATCTCTTTTCGGTAGGCGGCGACGTCTTCAGGGCTGGCATCCTCACCGGGGACTTTGACCGAAGTGTCAGGTTTGCCGAGTCGAGACTCAAGCTCCCGATAGCTCTTCGCCATGTCGGGAAGGGATTTGAACTTGCCGAGCTTGGCACGGTCATCCCCCATGTCCTCGGGGAGCTTGTCAGTCCATCCCTCGACAAAGGCACCGTCATCGTTGACGTAGCCAGAGGAGGGTGGAGGGGTTTCGATTGGCGGAGTCTCAACCGGTGGTGCCGGTGGAGGTTCAACGGGAGGAGTTTCGACGGGTGGTTCGATTATATCAGACATGATTAGAGCATCCCAAGCTGCCGCAGGCGGTGCATGGGATAGAGGTTATCAAATTTTATCTTGGGCCAATTCGCTCGACGCCATTCAACCATGTCGGGAGCGATGTCCCCCAGGTGAGTGCGGGGGGGTTCGCTAGTGGCAGGGGTGGGATTTGAACCCACGATCTCCTGGGTATGAACCAGACGAGTTACCGCTTCTCCACCCTGCTTTTTGATAAATTTCTCTGGTTCGCGTGGCGTGTCACCCTTGGTCTCCAATGCCCCCTTGGCGATTTCCCTTTCAACGGAAGCGAGGGTCTTGTGATGGAGTCCTTTCTTGGGGACAAAGAATCCTTCATCGTCCACGGTTCCGACGGGCTTGCCGCCTTTCAATACTACTTGGTCGTCTACTTCGAGTTTCATTTTCTGCTTGGAAAGCCATTTCTCGATGCTGGCAACTGTCTTGTGGGGCAATCCTTTGTCGGGATGGAACTTGAAGTCTAACCCCATCGTCCCGACACATTCGTCATCTTTGAAAACGGCCTCATGGTTGATCTCGATATTCATGATTTTTTAACTTTCGGTTTGGATTTTTCCTCCACAATGGGAGATGAAAGGATCTCTTGGATTCGGATGATGACATCGCGCCCACCATCAATCAGGGCAGCTTTGAGCGGGTCATAGGCTGCATGGTCGCCCTTGTCTGCCAAGGTGAAGACCCGAGAGGTGAGACCAGCGGCTTTCGCCATGTCCTCTAGAACTCCTTGCCCCTCCTTGCTGCCGAAGACTTTCTGATAAAGGGCGATCCTACGTCCCCGCTCCTGGTCAGACTTCAGCTTCCTTGCGCTTTGTTTTTGGTCGATTGTCAAATTGCCTTTCCGATAGCTTGCCCTGCGACTGAGTCAGGAGTGATTCCCCCAACATTCTTCGCCGCCTGAGATGCCATCATCATTTTTTCCTGCTCTGCTGCTTCGGCCTGGGCCTTTGCCCTGCCTTCGCGAATCTCTGCCACCTCGTCCTCGTCGCGCATCCAGTCGGCGGGGAGACCATCATTCCGGCTTGAGTCGCGGGAGATTTTGTCGAGGTCAAAATTGTCCATGATCTCTGGGTGAGACTCTGCCAAGGGAGCGTTTATCTCCATTGAGCGGAAAAATGCGGTGTTATCCAGACCCTTGCCAGCGAGGGCAACCCGAGTATTGTAGCTGACATCGGGGTCAGGGAGCATCATCAATCCGTCCGAGTCCTCATCGAACACCCCTTCGGGGGGAGGAGGATACTTTCCGGCGCGAGCAAGGATGCCAAAGACCCTTTGCAGCATCGGGGTGATGAGTTCAGAAGTCTTGCGAGCAAAGGCAGGCGTGAATTGAGCCAGCTTCTCTTGGGCAAGCTCTGCCACTTCCCTTGCGGTCATCTGCTTGTCCCGCGAGGAGAACATTGAAAAAAGATCAACGTAGAAAAGACGCTCGACACAGGCTTGCTTGCGCTTCTCACGGTCTAGTCCAACGTCATACTTCCCACCATCCATCCACTGCTTCGGCATTGCGCCGGGAGTATTTTCGTTGAAAACGGTCATCCCCCCGGCTCGAAGGTCAATCTCGTCCACCATCGACGATGGCGCGAGGAACCGGGGGAATGCTGCCACTTCGGCCAGGGCATCCATCTGTTTGCACAAGAAATTGAGTTGGCGAAGGTCTGGAAGGGCAGACATTGCCGGAGAGGTGCCATAAATGTCCCCCGATTTGAGGGAATGGCGAGCGACAAAGAAGGGCTTTTCGTCGAAACCCCGGTCTTCAATAAGATGATTCTCACCGGCCACAAAGTAAACGGACCTCCAAGGCTTGTTTTTTCCGTCTTCCTTGCCCTGCTCACGCTCACTGTAGGGGCGAGGATAGGTTCCATGTCCCACCACAAATTCAGTTTCACCCTTGCCTTCCTTCTCGAACTTATCAAGGGCCGCGATCATCTTTGGGCTGAGATTGTCGCGCCCGAATTTCTGCTCCAGTTGGCGAGGAGTCAGCTTCAGTTCGCGGAAGAGCGTGTCAATCTTGCCTTCGTCGTTCTGGTCAATCCAATATGACCCGATTGCGAGCGTCTCGAAGGTCAGCGATGCAGACTTGGCATCGAAGACAGTGATGCAGCTAGTACCGAAACACCCATCATCGAAATACAATTCGTGAATCTCGGAGTAGAAATTGGAGAGAGCTAGTTCCGCCTGGGTTATTTCGCTGCACTTCTGGAACCAGTCATCCACCTTGTCATCACCGGCCTTGCTCGCAGGAGCGTCGAGAGAGAACCAACGCGAATCCGCTGGTGTGATGTATGACATCTGACCATTGGCCAAAGTCTGATTGGCAAAGACTCCGGTGCTGTCAAACAAATCCTCATCGGGGGTTGTGTCCGGTGAGGTTGTCGAGTGATAAATCTTCCCGGCCTTGCGCGGCATCACGAACCTCGCAGCGTCATCCCAGACAGGCTCCCAGGTCGCACGTTTGGACTTCAGCCCATCAAGGCGAGCATTGTTATGCTTCGCGAGAGCATGACCGCCATCGTTCACCTTGTCTGCCATTATCCCAAGAGAGTCTTGCGCTGACTACCAGCGGCAGGCTGCAATCCGCCAGAGGATTCTCCAGCGATGAGAGTGGACCGGACACCTTTCCGCCTGCCTGCCTGCACCTTCGCATCAGTCGATGCTTGCGATGCGTCGAGGTTCGATACAGTCGGGCTGGCAGGAATGGGAGGAGGAGGTGGGGGAGGTTTCGGAATGGTGACCTGTGGAGTCTCTGGGAGCTTCACAGGCTTTGGGGCAGACGGGGCAGAGGAACCCCCGCCAAAAAAGAACTGGCCAGGATTAACCCTGTTTCTGAATGTGTCGCGTAAATCGGTCAAAAGCATAATATTTTAGCGGTCGTCCATAACGTTGAAAGGCAATCCAATCCCTTTTATGGGGGATAAAGTCAAGGATATTCGGAAGCTCACCCGCGAAAAGGTAGATCAACCAGCAGTCGCCATGCTGGAATTGATACCAAGGATCTGCAATCAAGTCTCGGTTACCTTGTAGCATGATCTCCCGGCCCATGACAAATGAGGTTGGAGTCGAGATGACCCAGCCCGTCTTCATGTGGGCTACCAAATCTTCACCGAATGTCCTTGGCTGCGGTTGCTCCCGGTATAGCTGCGCGGCTTGGTCGTATGGGGTCATCTCCGAATCTTCACTCTTGAGGTGTTGGAGTCCCTGATGCCCATCCTAATTGTGGGACGTTTGCCGCTTCGAGGTTTGGATGCGATTGCGCTCCTGTCCATGACCAGACCGGCTTTGATGGCCTGGTGGGAGAGCGAGAAGGCGTCAGAAAAATGTGACGCCCAATCATGGGTTGGAACGTCCTTGATACTCACCCCATCCCGCTCCTCTTTGCTGTGATATGAGTCAAGAGCTTGGATACCATCCTTGCACCCCGATTCATTGATATGAACCCGCTCAAAGGCATCTGTGGAGAGATTGATGCCATCCCAGACCGAGAGTTGGCGAGGAACAACGACGACATGACTGAGACCACCAGTGTCAAGAGCCTCTTGCCAGAGTCCTCCGTGTTCGGCACCGGCATCGTGGGGAATGAAATGCGCTCCGTATCGGTATTTCTTCCCAAGTAGGCGAGCAGACCAATCTGCCGGGGTCTTGCATTCATTGCTGCCCGAGAGAGCTTCGAGATAGTTGATGCGGTCACCAACCATCTGCCAAATCCACACCTTCTGATTGTGAGCGGCACCGACATCAAATGAGGTGTAAACCGGGAGTTCTCGGAACCACAGGATGTCATCGGAAATCCGCTTCGCGAGTCGGGCCTTGTTAATTTCTGCGGCGAAGATTGCCCCAGGCATGGCGATAGACCAATCGCAGTAGTATTCCTGTTGAATCATCGCTTCAGTCATCCCGGCAACCCTCTCTTCCTCTAGGTCTGCCTCCGTGATGGTGTTTGTGTCGTCGATGGTCAGGAATTGGCAATACCAAGCGGGGTTGTTGAGGTTCTGATTAAAGAGATTATACCACCAGTTTTTGCCCCTTGGGGTGCCGTTGAACAAGGCCCAGCCTCCATTCTCGCGCAGGATTGGCCTAGTGTAGTCCCATGCGAGAGGGTTATGCTGCCCTGCCTCGCTGAACACCACGCCGTAGTAATTCCCGCCCACAACGTCGAGGGTGTCAGTGCCAAGAATCTGAATCGTTGACCCGTTGACTAGGGTGATCTTCATTTGCTGCTCATTGGTCTTCTCTACCAATTCTGCGGGGATGTGGTCAATCGCCCGCATTCCTGACCGGACATCAATATTGTCCCACATCGCTTTCCTCCCAAGGGTCGCAGTGGGGAAATAGTAGGCGTAATTCGCCATCGTTTCCACCGCCTTGATGGTAAGGATATTTAAAAATGCTTTGTCCTTCCCTGCCCGGCGATGCCATACGCAGGCCGCTCGTTTCACCCCGTCATCAATAATTGCCTTGAAAAGTGGCTTTTGATACTCGCGAGGGGTGAACCTGTTGGGAAGCTGGACCGTCATTTGACCCAATCTCTGACTAACTCAACCTTTACAGCCGCTTTCACATCATGCTCGATCTTGTCGCCGTAGCGTTTGGCGTTCCATTTGCCAATCAGCCTGATTCGAGTGTCGATCCTGATGCGCTTGTCCTGGGGGTCGAGAGCCAAATCATCGGAAATATCCAGGCATTCTTCAGCAAGGGCATGAGTCCCTATTTCTCGCGCCCGTGCGGAGAGTGCAAGAAAGTCTTCATGTTTCTTCTCCCAAGCGTAAATGGTGGGAAAGGAAGGCATTCCCTTGAGTTTGCAAATGGAACGCATGGTTTCCCCATTTGACAGGCGTTCGCAGATTTGCCCAGCGAGCTTTGGGGAGTACTTGGAGGGTCTGCCCATTACTTTTTTTTTCCTAGGTGGCATGTTTAAGAGGTAGCGAAAAAGCTTGACAAGGGCAACTAAAAAATCCCTTCATTCATCCCTTAAAGGGTGTTGTCTGAGTCGAGTTTGGCCTTGAGATTGGCTGCCCAGTCGCCATAGAGCCAGCCCTGAGTGTGGAGTCGTTGCGCTTCTCGGTAGTGGGCTCGGCAAGTGGAAAGGCCGATGCGATGCTTCCTGGCAATGTCGTTCCATGTCGCGCCGCCAGTGCGCTCCTCGTAGATGTCGCGGAGTTTTTGTTTTTCGCTCATAATAAAAGCCGAGCCAGTCAGCGATCCGAACTCTGCGAGTCGGATGCTTCGGTGTTCGCCAGAGAATCGCGCAGCTTCCTGACCATTTCTTCCGGGTTGGTGTAGTCGGGCTTTGAGACCACATCGAAGACCTGCTTTCGGAGGGTTTCGAGGGCGAGGCGGTATTTCTCCGATTCATAAGCCATATTGATCTTTACGTTGGATTTAATATATCGCCGTCTCTTTTTCGGCGGGATCTGAGCCCGCAGCAATTGACCCACGTAAAGCCATTGCTGCCACCGTGGCGGGGAGTTGCGGCCCTGCTCCCAGTCGCGCACCGTAGCGACCGGGCACCGCTCGCCGTCGCTGGGTCCTGACAGAGCGATCGCGGCTCCCTCTTGTGTGAGGGAGCCGCGAGCGGCGCGGAATGTCGCGGCCCAAGTCATACTTTGATCCACTCGCCCAGGAATTGACAATCCTTGTCGGACGGCTCGTCCTCTGTGGACGTCCATCCATCGAAGGCGTTGTTTTCCTCCCATGTCCAAAACCAGCCATCGGCTTGGAATACCACTTCGCAGGTGGCCTTTTCCGCGCGGTATTTGACGAGATCCAAGACGTGCATGTTGCCGTCCTCGGCAACCACAACAAGTTCACCATCCACAATCCGGGGGCATTGTTCGGGATAGGATTGAAAATTTCCTGCCGCATCGTAAAACCCATCTTGCGGGCGGGTGATGTGTTTTTCGTAGATTCCAAGGTCTGTGATTTCGCTAATTTTCATTTTTTTATTTTGGTTTGTCTCAGGATCATCCCCTCGACATGTGAGAGACTACGGGATTCCCGGAGTCGCGTCAAGGCTTTATTTAATCTTTTTTTTCAACGCCTCAAAAAATAAATCCAATAATCCATTCCAGCCAACTGCGGGATTGCGTCGCTTGAGGTTGTCATAGGTTGCTGGTTCCCTTGTGGCTGATTGGTGTGTTAAAATTAAAGGAGGAACGAGTATGCATCCCCTTTTCACAGCACGGGTTCCCAAGGTTCGCCACCCTAAGGTGTGGCTTCCCGACCTCGATGTGCAGTAGGCCGGGTCCTCCCAGCCATCCTGTCATCCGTGTTTCTACTGTGCCTCCTAAAGTCATAAAAGTTTTAACCAGTCAGTCGTGAACGCGAAGACGCGCCACACACTTCAGTGTTCGACGAAAACGCGTGGCGTTGCCGGATCTCAAATTCGATCTGCGCGGACTCCAGCGAGACTTGCTCATGCCGCCCCCATTCGTCTGCGTGAGCCGCTGAGTATTGCAGACCCTTCCACGATCGCATTGCGAGCGTCGGTATCTCTCCACGCCATGCATCAGCCCGACCCCAAATAACCCGAGCATCGGAGAAGTCGCGCAAGAAGGCCGAACAAGGCGATGCACGGAATCCCTCACCGTCCTTACTC